TGCCCATTCAGGCGCACCATCAATAACTTTCCTCGCCTTATCAACACCGTAATCTTTTATGAATTGAATCGCATTCATTGGCTTTGCTCCTTGTCACGTTCGATCATGCTTGCCTTTGCTTTTTTCAGCATCCCATTCAATCGCAATTTTAAATACATGCGATTGGCCTCAAGTGTTTCTTTCGTTCTGAGACCTTGATTGTATTTGCTTTTCAAGGTCATCATTGTTCGGTAGTTCACCCTTCACCATCCTTGGATGCGAGATCCCAAGCACGTACATAAGACTCGCCTGACGGCGTAATCACGCGAACGCCTGACTTGTTGGGATTAGGTTCGATCTTGGTCACGTCACTCACCATGCATGTGAACGGTATGCCATCATCACGGCGACCATACACACGCCCATCTTCAATGCGATCAAGCACGCCGTATCCTGAGAACTGACCGCCTGAAAACTCGGTTGCGCTTTCAGCTGTGAAATCAACGTACACACGATCACCTTTCTTGAGCTGGTCTAGGTACTGCAGGAACGTAGGTGGTTCGCCAATCGGCGGTTTCATCAACTCGCCGCCGTTGTCAGTGTACCCAAGTCGCTCAAGCTGTTTTTTCAGTGATGCGATCTGTTGGCTTTGCGTATTGAATCGCTGACCTTGCTCGATGAGCTGCTTGTCCTTGGTATCAATTTCCTGTTGCTGCATCCGCCAAGCAGCAAGCCACATGATCGGAAGCTCAGCATATGACTCATTCCGCAGGCTTTCTTTTTGACCATGAAAGGCGTTTGAAAATCTTTCCTGCCAGTAGCGACGCATATCCGTGTATTCGTCCATGACTGGTGGATTCATTCTCATTGTGATTGACTTAAAAAATAACTCAAATAACTCGTGCTCGTTCTTACTCATCGCCCATGTACTCCGTTGTTGTCGTTGGCGTTGTTTATGTCGTTTGGTCATTGACTGTTCCTATGTAACTGGTTGATAACTTCCACCTTACGCCGTTCATGCGCCTGACGTGCTTCATCATGTGCGTTCACACGGTCTTTCCATTGCTGTTGGTTCTGATCCTTGAGCTGCTGTGATAGCGATCTGAGGCGTTCCGACATTTCGTGACGGCGATATGCAGCCACGTGCTCATCGTGGAAAACTGGTCGATCAGGTGCAGGTAGCGCCGTTTGCTGTGGTGGCGGTGGCAATAAACCTGCAGTCACCGCATTCTGCACGGCGAGCTCTCGCATGTTCGCATCCCAACCTACTGAGATCTCATAGTGCGGTGTACGGCTCTCACGCTTCGCCTGGTCAACGAAACGCTCATAGGCAGGGATGAATGCCATCCGAGCACCGATCTTGTCACCAGCATCAAGAATGGGCTTCGCAACTGCCCATGCCTTTGCCATTTCCTGAGTCCATACCACGGTAGCGGCTTCATCGACTGCAGGTAGGGCAATTGCCCATGCTTCGTTGGCACTGATCCATCCACCTGCAGGGGCAAGGATCTCAAGGATTACCTTCAACGTCAGTTTGCCAGTGTACTCACGGCGAACGCGAGTAAGCGCCTGCAGAACGTCGGCAAGTTGATAACCACTCAAGTCATCGACCATGACAACCGCAACGTTCGGCTTGATCTCACTGCCCATGACCTCAGCGGTAGCCATGAGCGCAAGGACCAATTTCTCTTGTTCGGCTTGGTTCATTGCGTGTATGCCCCCTGCTCTCTGTTGCGAAGGATGGCAATCGCTTCATCGGCTGCACTTGCGTTCGCTTGTGTGCTGTCGATCTGTTGAGCACGTGTCTGAGTCATCACGCGACCTGTTGCCCATTGAGTGCGGTATGATTCAGCGCTTGAAAGCAACAAGCCAAACGGATGAAGCTTTTGAGCAACAAAACGCTCGTTCACGTTGAGAACATAGAACTCAGCAACAAGGCTCGCTTCCTCACCCAACCGTTTTACAAGCTGACTGATCTGTGAGTTGATCTTGGCGTTTCGGACAGGCTGCGTACCATAACGTTGCATGTAGGCTGAGCTATAGGACAACCAAACGAGATTGGTTTTTTGGTTATCCATGTTGCTGTCTTGTTTCTTGCGTTTCTGTTTTGGCAACACATCAGATACGGCATCGTCCTGATCATCCGAAGCGGATTTTTCCGCTGCGTTAAAAATATCTGTTGTAGTCTCTGTTGTAATCTCTGTTGTATTCTCTGTAATGTTTGCTAGTTTGTCGCCATCTTGTTCGTCAGTTTGCAGCACACTTGCCTGTTGGTTTTCCGCATTCCAGTCTGCGGAATTTCCACAATCTTGATTGCGGATAGGTTTTAACGGTTCACCTTTGACAAGGATCTCTCTTAACTTGTTCATATTTAAACGATAGAACAACCGTGCAGGAACACCGCGACGAGCTTCTTCCAAAATACCTAAAGCACATAGCTTTTTGCGTGCGCCTTCTTGCTCGTAGCGTGTCAGTCCTGTTTCTTCTTCCCATTCCGCCTGTGACTTGTAAAACCAACCATTTTGATCGTTGGTGCGTCTAGTCCAGTAGAGCACCTGTGATAAAAACACTGCGCCCGTAATGCCTGCACCAAGCCAAACAAAGCAACGATGGTATGCGATTGGGCGATCTAATAAATCAAGCATGTTCATTGAATCACCTCACTGCTTGCGGTTGCCATCAATTTCGTCGGCCTAGCGCGATTAACACCCCAACCCCACTCGCTATAGATCAGCGTCTCGCTTGCAGTGAAAGCAGCTTCCTCATTGCGAATAGCATCCAAAATCACATCAAGATCGGCAGCAAAAAACTCACGATTCTCGTTCACTCTGTACTGTGCAAGGTGGATGTGAACTCTGCGCTCCTCCAAAGCAGGATTTGCAACCTCTGCGTAATACAGGACATCGAAAGGGCTTGGCACACCAGTAGCGCCCGACAATTCTGCAGCGCGTGCCTGTGGTGATCTTGTGGTCATGCCAATCTTGTAAACACCAGGCATGAGATCGTGACCTAGTACATAAATAAAACCAAATGATCTTGGCTGTTTTTCGTTCTGTGGTATAATTAAACCGTTCAAGTAAAGTCTCCTTGAGATATTCCATTAAAGCCTCAGCTATTTGCACTAGCTGAGGCTTTTTCATTCTAGCAATGTTCGCCGTTTGATTGCTCAGCCTCACGCATCACTTTCTGCGTATCTTCATCGCCAAGCAGCATAAGGTTGCGAGCTGAGGTGATCCCGCATGGTGTATAAAAAATATCCCCTGTTTCGGCGTGAACGACTTTAAGTGGCTGATCTGCGTGGTACACCTCCACAAGCCAACCATCGTCGTAACTTCGCCCATCGTGCGCTGTCGATGTCACACGCCCATAGAATTCCTTGACAGTGACGACACGCCCAACGTTCTCCATAAATTGATCATTGATGACCAAAGCCAACATGCCAGGTTGTAACTGTTTCATAATTTCCCCTTGATTCGTTTATTGCGATGATGGATCGCATGTTTCTAAATTAACAACACTAGCGACATGAAAAATCTTCGATCTTCCAACCGCCGCCATTTTTCTCAGCCACCTTGATGCACTTGTAAAAGCGGAACCACGGCAGCGCCTCCGCAGCGAGCTTGATTTTCATCTGCCCTTTCTCGCTGGTGTACTCTCCCTTGGTCTCGTGGATGGCGAGCGTCATATCCTTGTGTAGAACGATAAAATCTGTTTCGTACCAAGTGTTATTCGCCAGCCTCACACGCATGGCATGAAACTTCCAATCCAACACATCACCTTGCATTTTCAGAAGGTCTAGGCGTTTGGCATACGCCTGTTCGGTGTTGTTCATCTGACCTTTTGGCAATCGCCCAAGCGCCTGCCATCGTTTCACACCGTCAGACTGTTTCGCCTTGTCTGCAGGTTTCTGATTACGTTTCGCCTGGTAGCGATCATAATCTTCTTGCGTCCAGTTCACTGCGCTGCCTCAGTCAGCAACGAGTGAGCCTGTTCGATGAGCTTGGCGGCTTTAACGGCGGCAGGTGCTCCACTGCTCTTGAACGCCTCAACGAACTCATGGAACTCCTCGCTTTGGCAGTCCGTTGGGATGCCAACACCGTAATGAAGGAACACAAGGCGCTTGACGGTTTCAGGTAGTTTGACCTTTTGGGTCTCATAACGTAGACCACGAGACGGCGAGCACCCCACCGCCGCCCAAAAGATCGCTAGGGATAAATCCTTGTCCTTGCGGAAATTTTCAAGAAACAGAGGAGTAATCTGATCGTAGGATTGCAACTGCATAAACGGATACCTGTTGTGGTTTTGACAACATTCTGACAAAAACAAAAATAAATATCAACAACAAGTATTGCATTTTGAAAATTACTTGTTCTAAAATAGCAATACGGCGAGATCGCTTGCCGTGTTTTTCGTGTTTGATCTGTTAAGACAAACAAAGTCTGACTGTCGATTTAATCCAGTTAGGCGCGTGCTCAGTATTGAGCAATCAATCATCCATAAAAATGCATCGCTCTATTAGAGCGTGGGGAACAACATGGCATTAAATTTTGTTCATGCCAATCAACCTTTGTTGGTTCAGGCAATCATTACTTATATCTATGCCGATCCTGGTATTGGTAAAAGCTCACTCGCTCACACGGCGGATAAACCTGTTGTGTTCGACTTTGATAAAGGTCAGCACCGTGTCGGCGCATTACGTCGCGGCACAGTCCTACCGATCAGCCAATGGACGGACGTTTCAGAGGCTACTGAGAAGGATCTCGCACCGTTCAACACGATTATCGTGGATACCGTGGGCGCGATGCTCGATAGCATCAAAACTCACATGCTCAAAAACCGAGAGAACCGCCAGCGTGACGGAGCACTGACGTTAAAAGCGCAAGGTTTGGCGAACAATATGTTCATGCAGAACGTGTTTAAGTGGATCTCGTTCGGCAAGGACGTGGTTTTCATCGCTCATGCGACTGAGGAAGAAGGCGGCAAGGAAAAGGTAAAAATCTATCGCCCTGATCTCGGTGGCAAAAACCGTAACATGCTGTACCGCATGGCCGATGTCATGGGCTATCTCACATCGACAACAGATCGTGAGGGTGTGATTGAGCGAGTGATTCATTTCAATCCAAGTCCGACACATAACGCCAAAAATGCAGGTGCTTTAGGCAATGAAAACGGTGAAGTTTATCTACCTAATCTCGCCAACAATCCGACGTTCCTAGCGGATCTGATCAAGCAGGCGAAGGACCATATCAATACCATGACACCTGAGCAGCTTGCAGAGATCAAAGCTCAGGAGGAAATGCAAAACTTCATACAGAACTGCAACGACATCAAGTACGCAAGCGAGCTCAACGATCTCACTGAGATCCTAGATAAAGAGCACCGCTACTACCTACCAATGCGCAAAGCGATGCTGAAACGTGCGGACGAGTTGAAGTGTACCTACAACAAGGAAAAAAAGCGCTGGTACGATGCACCTCAATTTGTGGGCATCACCGATGAGCAACGTGACGAGCTGCAGGATCTCCTTACTGAGAAAAATATCGACGTAAAAGGATTTTGCGAATCCAACAACCTCGAAAACTTGCTGCAGCTTGAGGCATCACAATTTGAGGCTTGCAAGGCGTTCATTCTTAACGGCTGTCAACCTGCAGGAGAGAGCACATGAAGGACATTCACGATTTTCAACGTCGTATGGACTACATGAACGGCGTGAAGGGTGAGCAGGCGGAAAATCCGAAAGTTCGTGAAAAACTTGAAACGGATATTGCAGAGTTCCTAGCGAGTGGTGGCAAGATCACGGAAGTTCCTGCACCTGAGTACGTTCGTCGCCAGCCGTGCAAGAATCCGAAGCCATACCCAAAGCGCCCAAATCCTAAGCCGTTCCGCAATCACAAGTACAACACGTTGCTGCGTGAATGGCTCACCAAAGTTGAAGGACGGGCACGGCGCTTAGCTGAGATCAGCGACTACAACGAGGTTTGGTTGTGTCAGCGTCGGATCGGATATTTCCAACTCCTTTTAGCGGACTACGAGATCTTGCGTAAATGCATGGATCGAGTTGAGCACGATGAAAGACTTAAAAACATGGTAGAAAAACATTTAGGGGCAAAACGTGAACAAGAAGCGCAACAAGAAGCATAACTTTGCAGCAAAGCGACCAAAGATCCACAAACTGACGATGACGTGGGAAGTGCAGGACAAAGATCGTCGTGTGCAGTTGTGGCGTTTAATGAACGGCAAAGGCGACCATGATCTTATTCCGATGAGCATGTTCCTGGATATTCACAAGGGCGATCTCGGTATTGCCCTACGCAAGCACCTGATCCCTGAGAAACAGAAGTTTCACATCCATGCGAAGATCCATGCTCGCAATGATGTGACAGGTGAGACCGTCGATGTCGATTATGATCTCAAGATCGCTGAACGCATGACGCTATGGCAGTTCATGGAAGGATATGACGAGAGCTACCCAGACGAAGTGATTTACGTCAATCAAGGGCATGGATTGCGCACAAGATGGGAAGGCTTGAACGACGCGCTTGAGACTTACTTAGAGGGCGTGGGTGACGATGATTACAAACTTATCACTAATCACTGCACCATCACCTGTTACTCAGCATTCAATTCATTTGAGGACGAAGCTGAGTTGCAAAAAATCAAAATGTATCACCTGCAAAAGTTGGGAGTCGGCACATGAGCGAGCATGAGGAAAAATCATCGCATAAGCGTTGGATGCTTTTATTTTTGGTCATTGGTGCTGTGCTCGTTCGTGGTGTGCAGCAAGGTTGGTTTTTATGAGCGAGTCTTTAAAAAATAGCACTTCGATTGAGATTAATACCGACGATCAAGTGATTAAGTTCAAACGCAAACATGCTGTAAAGCGTTGCAATCATCGAAACATCCGTCTCTTTGAGGATGAGGTGCAGATCGAATGCAGGGATTGCGGACAGAAGATCAACCCTGTTCACTGGATCTTGGCGCATCTGCGACACATCAATGCATCAAGTAATCGGAACAATCGTCTTTTAGCTGAGTGGCAAGCGATTGAGGCAAAGCTCTACAACAAAAACAAGTTTATGTGTACTCACTGCAAGGAAGTGAACACCATCGACTTTAAGCGCCTACCCTCTCAAGCTGCAGTCACTCGCAAATTGAACGTGCTGGAAGCGGAAAGGACCAGCGAAGATTGGACGATAGAGGTTGAATGATATGAGCTTACTAGACAAGTCAGTTGTTTTACTCCCTCCGTATGCGACTAAAAGCATTTACATGGTAGTTAAGGAATTTGAGCACAATGGCACGGCGAAAGTTCGCTTGCGTCATCCTAAGACTGGATCTGAGCACGCTAAGCCAGTCAGTCAGATCCGTATTGCCGAAGATGCTGAGATTGCTGCAGGTCATCGCATTGATGCTCATAAGGTGTTTGAGGAGTGGTTTAAGTTCCAGCCGTTCTACGCAAAGCTCGTGTACATCCACGGTGATCGGATCTTTGATTTCGATATGTCTGAGCAGACCTATCATTGCCTGCCTGTAAATATCGCTTGGCTGACATGGCAAGAACGCCAAGGCGAGGTGGATGAGCTGCAAAAGAGGGTGGATGACCTTGAGAAATCACAAAACAGTCTTGAACTAAAAGCGGAAGAGTCTGAGTGCGTTTCTATGTGCCTTGATGATCGTGCTGTTGCGAAATGCGATGAAGATGGCACCGAATACAGTTTGTGGGGCAGGGTTTGTCAATTCAAAAAATCAAACAATGTCACGGAAGATGATCTTGAGCGTATTTATTGGGAATTTGATTCTGAGCGAAGTAAAAGTGATGAAAGACTAAGCTTTAAGAATGCGTTAAGAGGTTTGTTAGAGCAAGCGCTCAAAGGCGGTGCTCAATGAGCTTTTCCATCAAACGGCGTAACCATGAGGGCTTTAAGCTATGGCTCTCGATGCTTGGTTATGTGCGCAAGGATCTGTCTGACGGCGGATGCACATTTAAAGGCAAGGGCACAAAGCATGACTATGTGCTCGTCACTAAGGATCTGTCAGGCAATAACGCCTGCAGGATATTGTACGCAGAATACTGCGGACATTTAGCAGCTCCCGAAATATCGGCAACGGACATCGGGATTCAAAACATAAACAACGCAATTATGGGAAAGGGGAAATGAAAGCGATTTTAGCTTACTTCGTATTGTTGATACTGAATGCAACGTTATTTGTTTTTAACCATGCACTTATCAGTTGGTTTGGTGCTCTCACGAGTGTCGGCTTTCTGTTTTACTTCGCGGCAACCTATCAGAAGCCTAGGTATCGCTGGCTAGTCGCTTATGAGTTTGCAGCTGGCAATGGTCGAATATTCATTGAAGCAAATGCAAAAACTTTGAGTAAGCAATTCATTCTCGATGTCGAAAATTATCTACGAGACGACGAAGGAATTGACAATCCAGGTATCTCAAATATCCAATTTTTAGAACGTAGTCGATAACACAGAGGAAACAACCATGAGCAACAACAAAATTTACAGCTACAGAGCAAGCGGCAACGGCTGCAAGGTATCAGGTCGCGTTTTTGCCTCAGACATGGGTGACGCAACCAACCAAGTCCTTGAGATAATCAAGGGCTACGGGCAAATGAACGTACAAGTCACTGAGCTCAAGAACCAAGCTAAGGCAATGAAGGAATCGATTGAAGATAATCAACTCAATGAACTTGCTGACAGCCGCAAAGAACAAAAGCGCATCCCTGTTGACATTAACAGCCTCTAATTTGCAAAGGAATAAGCCATTGTATGAACGCACTTATTTTAGACACTGAAACGCATGACCTAGATGGTCTACCAATAGAAATTGCACACGTTCCTTTCTATTTTTATCAAGATGCGCCTCATGTCGAAGGCTCAATGCTTTTTGATGAATACTTTTCTATTGATCAGCCGATCTCACATGCAGCTATGGCAGTGCATCACATCCTTGAATCGGATCTTGTAGGCAAGCCATCATATAAAACTTTCAAGCTGCCTGAGAACACTACTTACATTATTGGCCACAATGTTGATTACGACATTAATGCGCTGAAACGTATTGATCCCGACATCAATGTAAAAGGGATCTGCACCTTGGCACTTGCTCGCAAAGTATGGCCCGATGCCCCTGCACATAACCTTTCTACCCTGTACTACATGATCCACGGCGGAAATGCGCTTACACGCAGAGAACTACGCAATGCGCATAACGCTGGTGCTGACATCATGTTCACCACATCGATCCTTGAGCACATTACGGATGTGCTCGGTATCAAAGACATCGAGACGCTATTTGAGGCTTCGGAAGCTGCTCGCATTCCTGAGATCATCCCTTTTGGGAAACATAAGGGCACACGCATCAAGGATCTACCAGGTGATTACGTTGCTTGGTTGCTGCGTCAGGATGACTTAAATCCATACGTTAAAATTGCATTGGAGAAGAAAAATGCAAGATAAAAAAATTGAAATGACTGGCAGCGCAGATACCTTTGTGGGCGCAGTAACCGAAGCAGCCGAACAAGTTGAAAAACACATCAAGCCCAACTGTTTCCTATTGATGGCAAAGGATGAACAAGGACATCCTGCGACCGTTGTATCCGCTGATCATGCAAATACAGCTTACTTACTTGTAAGATCCATTGAGATCATTGCGAGTCAGCAGAATATGCCGCCGTTGCAATATTTATTCATACTACAGGAATTTTTAGAACGCGGCGAAACAAATCAAGTGACAACAAAAGTTTGCTAAGAGGAATACTTCAATGACAAATCAAGAAATTTACGTGATCAACTCACTAAGCGGAAAGCCATTAGAGCTTGTTGCACAGATCACAGCAATCGTTCCCGATCTGATCCAAGCTGTTGAGGAATCAGGTTGGATCAAGATTGATGATGAGCACCAGCCGCCAACTAATCAGCTCGTGCGGATATGGAACGAGACATTCATGCAGGAAATGGTTGGAAAGTACATTGCACCTTTTAGCGTGTGTACGATTGATGAGCCTTTCAATGGTGATACCGAGTACGATGAGGAAACGGATCAAAATTACTGGCCGTCAGGTTGGTACGTGTTCTGCGAACATGCTGGCACAGATTTCGTCTATGGGCACTGCCTAGACATCATTACCCATTACAAGCCGTTGGTTCGCCCTTCATTCTTGCCAAAAATTGAAGGTGACAATCATGGGTAAACGTTTCGGCAGAAATCAGAAGCGAGCGATGCGTGAGCATATTCGCCTTGCTGAGCTAGTTATTGCAAGCAGAGATAAAACAATTAGTCAGCTCGAAATAGATCTAAAGGAAGCAAACAGTATCGTGAATCGCACGGCTGAGGTTTTAGGTCAGCATTTTGTTAGCTTGCCAGTCAAAACACTGGAGGTTGAGGAAATTGTCGGGCGTTTTCATCACGAGGTATTTAATCGTAATTCGATATTCCTTGGTGCGCAGAGCAATACGCACGTTCGATCTCTTGCGTTGTACGCAGTCGAATACATCGACACCCATAAAGCAAGTGCTCAGATTGATGAATTACAGCGAATGATTCACATGCGTTACCAGTCTATTTCGGGCGATGTTGCTTATGGTTTATCGCAAAAAGCTTGGTTGCGGTTATCCGACAATCAAAAAATTAATTTAATCAAAAATGATATTGCGTACTCGATGGCTAAGCATCTTGTCGAAAATCGCAATAATCGCTCTTTTAATTAATTTAAAGGAAATAAGTGGCGCAAGTGATGCGCTCCATTTTTTTAGAGTACAAATCTATGGCAAATTTAAATATTGATGAATCACAGTTACCCGATCCATTCCTCAAAGAGTATCTGACACCTGACTATAAGCTCATGTTGGCGAATGGTCCGCAGGATGGTTGGATTGAAGTGCCAGAAGGCGCTGATACAGCGGTCCTTTGGGATGAAGGTGAACCCTACGAAGTAATTGCGTTTTATCGTGAGAACAATAAATTTTACAGTCCTTTGGAAGGGGTATGGACGAGCTGCACAGACTGGCAATCAGGTGAGATCGAGTCTAGCCGCAAGGTAGTATGGCAACGAAATCCGCAGCCTGAACCTGAGACAGCCACCCTTGAGGATTCAGAAAACCTGCTCGATGTCGTGTACCACTATTCCGCATCGTTCAATAGCGCACGTGGCACGGTCAGCTATGACGGCGTGATCACCTTTCCTGGTCGCATCACTGGCATTGAGGACTATCGCAAAGTCCGTGCTGAGATCGCCAAAGACGGTAACGTTACACCTGAGCTGGTGAACGTTCACAGCCTCACGATTGTCGGGTGATCTATGAAAGCCCTATCCATCCGCCAGCCGTGGGCGTGGTTGATTATTCACGGCGGAAAGGACATCGAAAATCGGTCTTGGCACACAAAATACCGTGGGCGTTTTCTCGTCCATGCTGCTCAGGTTATGACGCGGAAAGAGTATTACAATTGCAACCAGTTCGCTGAGCGTATCGGTGTACGCATCCCTCCATTCGAGGATCTGCAGCGTGGCGGTATCATCGGATCTGTTGAGCTGGTCGATAGCGTCAATAGCCACAAGTCGCCTTGGTACATGGGTGAAAAGGCTTTCGTGCTCCGAGATCCTAAGCCGATCTCATACAGACCGTTGAACGGTAAGCTCGGATTTTTCGACGTTCCTGACGAGATATTTTCTGCATCACATATCATGGCTGAATTTGACATCCTCCCCGACCTAAAGGACGGGGATTCCTCCTGCGAGACGCTCATGTCCGAGCGCAAGAATATTCAGTGCTGAGTTTATATCTCGATTATGGAGCGTACCGCACTCCATGCACTGCCATTCTCTTATTCCTAAGCCTGCCCTACCTTTCGGACTACTGGAGCGTGAGCCACAGCACGAGCAAGTTTGGGTGGTATACGCTTCATTGACTTCTTCATACCATACCCCTGCGTTCTCGCATTTATACTTGAGCATGGTTCTTAGTGTTGTCCAACTTGCATCTAGCACTGATTTAGCTAATTTAGTTTGTGCGAGTGCTTTGGCATTCACATTGCCAACGAAGATTGCTGCATGTTCATTCACCAGTTTATGGCTGAATTGATGCAGCATGTTTTGACGTATATTTTTAATCTTGGCGTGAATTGCTTTGACACGTTTCTTATTTCTAGCTCGTTGGGCTATGCCAAGTTTTTGTTCATATTGGCGATAGATTTTAGGGGCTTTGAGTTTCACACCATCTGAGCATGTTGCAAGGTCTTTTAGCCCTAGATCAATGCCAATGGCTGTGGTTGATGTTGTTTTCTCTATCTTTGGTGCTTCTACAACTAAACAGACATACCAACGCCCACGACTATCCTCAACAAATGAGCCTGTTTTAACATTGTATTTGCTTAGTCCGTAGCTGTCCCATAGTTTGAATTGGTGCTTGCCATATTGAACATAGCCATCAGCATATTTGATTGCTACTTTCTTGAACGGTATCCAGCCCAATGAACGCCTAGCTGATTTTTTATTGCTGACTCGCCATTTCAGTTTTGCTTTTTTGAATTGCTTGCGTCTTGTCACTAATTCTTCTGTGACCGCCTGAATCGTTTGGCTATGCAAATTACATTCTTTCGATGTGCCTTTTGTGTATTTGGCAATGTCGTATGCTGAAAAGAATTGTTGTTTGCGTTGTAGATGCTTGAAACACAAATCATTGACATAATTCCAAACAAAGTTTACCTCCAACGCTAGTTGGTCTAGCATCTTGCAATGTTTGTCTTTTATTCGTAATTTGAGTGTCTTCATACAATTATTTTAACCGTATTTTTCTTAATAGTGATTATAGCAAAAGTATTTAAAACGACATTTCATGTCGTATGGCTTACGCCAGTCGCTTATATCCTCGGGCTAAACCCCGAGGTTTTACGCTCCAATGGATAAGGTTCGCCAGCCGTAGGATGATGGGGCTTTTCACGGAAAGCCCCTTTTTAAACAGCAGCGATCCATATACACGTATGCCTGAGACTGAGCAGGTCGGCAGAGCGCATCTATTTTCATCTAACACAAAAAACCGTCACGCTGGAGTACCGTGACGGTCCGAGTATTGCCAATGACTTACGAGCCCTAAAGACGCGGATACATTTTATCGGTGGATTCAAAGAGTCCTGATTTACTAGCCAAGAAATACGCCAACAAGTCAACGTAGGTGTTCATCATTCTGTGATGTATCAGCACACGGTATGACTATAGCACTAATCTAAGCATAAAAAACCGCCATTTACAGCGGTTTTTTTATTGTACGTCATTTCCGTACTGTCATTGTGTTTTACTCTTGCGCCTGTAGGGGCAGTTATAGTTCATTTCATCAACACAAAAAGCCATCGACTAACATTGTCCTACACCATCCCATTTATTACACCTTTTCATGGGCAGCTTTAACCTAACTTAAATACTATGCACCTTCAGGATATTGCCAAACACCAGTACGCATCTGCTCAGCCATACGCTTTGCTCGGCTTGGTGTTTGTGTAGCCCACTTAGACTGCAACATACCTTTCGCAGCTTCTTCGTATTTACCTGCTTCGATCAACTTCAAAGTGTTTCTAAAGCCTAGCAGACCATCGACACCCATTTGAAACGCCATGTTCGCAAGCACGCCTTTGCGAGCATCATCTAGCTTGGTCCACCATGACAGGCGCTTATTCAACTGCTCAGCAATTTTGGTAATATCGTTATTGAGTAAGTAGGCGGATTCTTCTGTAGTGATGCCGCCACCTTTTCGCTTGTCGATCAAACGACCAACACCGATAGTCGAGTAGCCAAGATGATCCTTGTACTCGGTTAGGACTTCGCCTTCTTCGCCACGAAGCGAACGAATTAGATTTTCACGCATAACTTTAACCGCCCCACTTATCGACGTTTTTCTTGAGGTATTCCTCAATAAACGTACTTCCCAAGATACCGAGAGCGCTTGCCAGTCCAACCAGTGCAAGCGGCGATATGTCGGGCATTTGAAGCAGAACAACACCAGCGATAAGCGAGGTTGCTGATCCTAGAATTGTTCTGCCGATAACTAGACGAACTGACAGCGGCTCTTTAGTGACGAGAAGTTTACTCATACCGATCAACCCACCAATGACGACAATCATTACAATACTTTTCTCATGCTCTTGCATATGTGCTTACTCCAATTTCTAGCACATCATGCGCTGTCTAGGTTCGATTTGTTACCATTATAGACAAGCCGTTTTCAATTCAACAACATGCAGGCGATAAAAAACCCCGATTAACGGGGCTTTTTGAATCAGGTTTTTGCTATATCACATAAAACTGACCAATCCTCGGCAAGCACATCAGTCTGACTTGCAACCCAAGGTACTAATTCATCGCCAACTGTTTTCATTGCTATAAATGGCAGTAACTTCATTGCACCATGCATACTTTTCGATCCGACATCATAAGCATTGGAATTAATCAAATTTAACCACATACCCTTACCATTCCAGCCTTGACGCGCAACTCGTGCACCTTTTTTTAGATGCTCTATAGCTTCACCAAAGGTTAGATCTGAATTAAGCTTAGGTGGTTTATAGCTGCGCTCAAATACATCTGCAGGCGACCATGAAATATAGCCTGCATGACGTTCATCACATGGCTTACCACCATCCTGATATTCAACTAGATAACCTTGTTCATTTGGATCTTCATTTTCAGGAATCTTCCACCCACGTTATTCATTATACTCGCCACGTGTCATCGTCGTTGCAAGTACAGATTTAGTTCCAATAAATGCAGCCATAACGCCTAATAAAATTGCTTTGCTCATTGTAGTAATCCAATAAAAATGAGTTTTAATTATACATGCTAAAACAAAAAAGAAAAACCCTGCCGAAGCAGGGTCAATCTATCACTCATCGTAAATGTTTGGTGCTTGTTCTTCCATAAGTCGATCACGAAGCTTAGAGTTATATCGCATACCGCCGACTGCATTCTCAGCACCTTTGTCACGGTTTTTACGTGATTGTATGATGCTGCGAGGTGTAATCGCCTGCTCAGGATTTTTCTCGTTGTACTTGTCGATCTTCTTGATCAGCTCATTGACCTTAGCCTCATCGCCCTCTTGGTCAGCCTTGTAGTAATCATCCATGATGCGCTTGCGCTCTTTCATAATGGATTGCTGCAGGTTGTAGCTGGCGTTGTTGATCTTGTACTGCTCTGCGATGCGTGCAGGTGTGAAGCCAAGCGCCTGTTTGATCACGTCAGGATTAGTCACTTCCGCAACCGTATCGCCTCGCATGTTCTTCGCACCCTCAGTCATATAGCGATATGCCTTCATCGGATCTTTGAACATTTTAGGCATCATGGTCTCGATGCCGCGATACTCCTCACCTTTCTTGATCTTATCCCAACCACTCACAAACTGAGCAGCGATACCAGGAACAGCGCCGAGCAATTGGCTTTGCCAGTATTGCAATGCTTCCTCGCCTTCTTTCTCGCTGTCAGGCGATCTGAACCACAAGTCAGGCATACCGACTGACGCAGACAACGACGTGCCAGTGGCATAGCCAGGCACACCATGAAGGGCCAAGCCCGCCAATTTCGGGCCAATAGCCTCGACCATCGCCTTTTTGAGTTCTTCCTCTGGATCATCGCCATCATCCGCGAACATGCCAGCCATGACCATCGCAATACCGAATAGCCACGTTCCCGTGATACCAGCGTTCAGCATCATCATCCCCGTGATGCCAGCCAACTGAGCGAAAGCCTCTTTTTTGACTTCCTTGCTCTCACCTTTAAGTAACTGGTGCGTGTCACGGAACAGGCGATACAGCATATTGATCTGAAAGTTACGGAACACGAGCAACACTTTCATCGTGTCGCTGTGCATCAGACGTGGGCGTGAAGTGTTGGAATAATCAAAGTGTGATTTCCACGTCAGCTCCCCTGCCTTGCCCACTGCAGCCTCATGGCTCAAGCCCTTGGCACGAGCAAGACGGTAGGCAGCAAGGAACGTAACCTCACGGTTCAGACGCTCTGTATGATGGAACCACGAGGAGATAGCTTTCATCACACGCTCACGAGCAGCGCTGTATTCCACACCTGTCTCACCGACACCTGCCAAGTCATGCCCCTGTGTACGTTCTATCACACCAGTCTCATAGCCATCAGCCATCGCCTGACGTTCCTCTGCAGTCAAATTGCTTGAACGTCCTGCAAAGCCTTTGCCCTTAGTGAAATCAATCGCCGCCTTGGTCAGCTCCTTGCCTGCACGGGCCACGCCGTTCAAGCCACCAGCATAAGCGCCCAAGATCGGTGTCGCCATGATCGGAGTTTGGAACAAGTTCATAATCGCTGCTTTCGGGCTACCAGCTAGGTACCACACGAACGCAAAGCTCGTGGCCCACTGAGCCAATGCGCCACCTTTAGGATTCATAATGAATTGGTGACGTTTCTCCATTTCGTTGACGATCAAGCTGCTACGCTTTGGATCTTTCGATGTACGAGCATCATCTTTCGCCTGGTCAAGCGCATCCTCAAGATCCATACTGTGAGCCATACGTGCCAACTGGTGAGATCCGTGGAACATATGATGACCGAACGCACGTACCGCATCGGCATTGAAGCCAGCACGCCCTTTACGGTGGATACGAGATTTACGCACTGACATATCAGGCAATGACTCAAGGTAACGCTGCCATACCTCATCCTTAACCTGCTCCGCATTAGGCAGATCCGCAAGGATGTCCTCAACGTCAGCAACAAAGTTCGGATCAACAGCTTTACGCACTGCAGCCTCACCGATCAATGCACCTTCCTCGACCTTGTAGTTCTTGTCCTTCCGCATTTCCTCAGCAAACTGACGCTGCTCTGTTGGATCTTCAAAGCGAGAGAACGAAACCACTTCACCTGACTTCGCATCGCGCACAGTGACAAACAGGTTGCCGAAACGTGCCAATGGGAAATATGGTCCAGCAAGACGCTGTGTTTCAAACTGCTTGCGTAACTGCGTCATACGAGCCTTACGATTCCAAGCAATTTTGGTTTTCGCATTTTTCAGGCGACGATCAGCGGCAGCAATTGCATCGTCACGCTCCTGACCTTGCAAGCCCTCATCCGTGATACGTTCCATTTCTCGGCTGTGCTCTCGCTCAGCTTTCTTGATACGGACGTTGATCGCCTTTTCCATGTTCTTGAGCAATGTCTCGTCAAAGGCATCGGCAAGATCGGTATAAGCATCACGGACGCTCTTATAGATCGACTGTGCTTCGGATGAGAGTGAATCATAACGAGACTTCAATACGTCATAGGCTTCCTCACGTTTCGCATCGAGCTCCATCTTAGCCGTCAGCTCAAGTCGCAGGTTCGCATTCAGACCAGGATTCTTCAAAGCCATACGTTCTTTTGGAGTCATCAGGCTTTGGAACGGCATGGACGGATCAACCTGGTTCAAGGTCGATTCATGCATGAGATCCATCAGCTCTCGGTTTTCTTCCTTGTTCTTGATGCGGTATTTCAACCACTCTTGAGCAACGGCATCGGTTTTGGCGTGCCACTTATTGCGCATAGCATCCATCGCATCCTTGATCCGCAAGTACGATGTAGCTGCAGGGATGTCCTTCGCCATTTCAGTGAGCATCGGGCGCAACGGGATCAAGCCTAATCCACCATCTGTCATCAGCTTGGTTAGCTTGTCAGACGGTAGTTTCTTGGCTTCACTCCACCATTGGCTTAGCTTCGATGCATATTCCTGCTCAGAAACAGGTGCGAGATCTTCATCACGGCGACTGAAACGGATGTCGGGATTGTTAGCATCAAAAGCACCAGTGTTGTCGGTGGCTGACTTGATCTGCTCAGAATCAAAAACGGAAAGCGTTTCATGGCCATCATCACTAAATATGATGGCATCATAACCCTGCGCTTTCAGCTTCGGTACAAGGTCATTGGCCCAGTGCTTGCGTTGATGCTCATGCTTGGTGCTGTTCCAGTTAAACTGACCATCTGCAGCCGCATCGACTACGCCCTGTCCTAGTCGTGTGTCAGCCTGAATGCCAGCTAAGACTTTTAAGCCTGCAGGCGTTTTCAGGTTCAGCGGATTTTCTGCCTTGACATAAATTGACATTACACGAGCATCTTCATATTCCGCATTGATGTCACCAACGTCCAACATATCCTGGATCTCGCGAACACTTAACCGATCGCCATCCTGGTTGACATAATCGCCGCGTGTCGCATCAATGCGGTACGTGTTGCCATAATAGTCACGGTACATCGGATCGACAGATTTACGCCCACCGCCAGCACCCTGCGCATAATCGTTGGCAATATCACGGCTATCCGTTGTATGAATCAGGCCACCTGCACGGTCTTTATCCCACTGCGTCCATGTATCGCGTGTCCCGTGATATCGGATCTGAGGATTACCATTAGCATCCACTACCTTGCTATCACCAAACCAGTTCTTGAAGGCTTCTGAATTGGTCTGATCCTCACGGCTGAAACGGCGCGGACCAGTGCCACTAGCCTTACCAATCGTGTTGACCATACGCTCAGCCAATGCCAGTACATCGTTCGCATTCAGGTTGAGATTCACGCCATACTTATCAACCGCCCATGCTTTCACAGCCGCAATGATCCGATTGATCAGCGTGCGAATGCCTGGTCGATTGTTCTGTTGACGAGCTGCAACCGTGATCAGATATGGAAGATACTCAACCTCTTGTGTTTCAGGATCAATCTCACGCTCTGCAAGTCGCTTTGCCTCAAGCGCTGTCTTATCCCCTACCTTCACCAGTCGATTGAACTGGTCCATCAGATTTTTGTACGCAGTCGGCTTCATCATCCCCTGCATACCCACGTGACCACCAAGCTCGTGCAGGAATACAGGAACAATGGTGTCAGGTGTCAAGGTGCTGGCGATGAGTGTGACGTTCCCACCTTGCGAATAACCTTCAACGTCAGGGATGTAGTAGCTGTCCTCGATGTTCAGAACACCTTGATCCTCAAGACGTGTGATTGTCTCTTTACCAAAACGCTCAACTAGGCGCTTGCGTACATCCGCAACCGTTGTGCCCGTGTTCGTCGCCTGTCCACGGCTGTTCTGACGACTGCCGATGAACTCATCCATCGCATCGCCCAGACCTTGATCGCGCAGTGCGGCCTTTTGAGCCTCCATAGCTTTATCAAGCAATGGTTTTTGCTTCGCTGGAATATCTGGACCTTTAGCGATCAAACGGCGTTGCACGCGCTTATGTGCTTCACGTGCGGCGGTCAGTTCATCTGCTTGAGCGAACGGCGCATTTGCCTGCTCGCGCATATCAACCGCGCTTTGTTTAGCCTCTGCGATCTTCGCATTAAGGTCGTCAATAAGGTCGTCAATGTGAGCAGGTAGGCGGTTAATGTAGTTTGCAAAGCGCGTTAAGAAGCCAGCCGCAGACGGTACACTGTCCTTCGATGGATCAAAGGAATCTAAGCGACCAGTCGGGGAGTTGAGCTCCACATAACCAAACATATTCTCAATGGTAAACTCAATGCCTCTGTAGTTAAACGTTGCATCACGTTCACCTGAAAACACACGTACAAGCTGCTTTTGAATCGCTTTTACGGCTTCGTCACGATCTGTAAATGAACGCCCTTCTACGGTCACGCCAACAAATTGATCCTTTTTAACAGGGTGCATTTCTGCTGTGGCTAAAAGCTTTTGATGTTCTTCTAGCGCACGAGGACCAACCTCATCGGCAAAACGCTGATTATCACGCGCAAGGCGGAACATCATTTGCGTTGAGTCTGCATGTGCAGCCTGCAGTGATTCCAGTCGGCGTACTTCGTTACGCAATTGCGTTTCTTCCAGGATAAGTGGATCACCTGACGCAGCCGCTTTCATGTCTGCAGCGTTCGCAGCTTCTCCCTCGATGTCATCAATCTCGTTGATTGAGCCATCATAGTTGCGGAGTTGCTCGATACCACGAGACTTGTGCTCTAGGATCTGCCAACGGCGAGTGTCGTAAGTCTGCTCGGTGGCATAACGGTAGATCTCAACCTCGAAGCCTTGTGGGTCTCGCTCATAGAACGTATTGCCACGACGAATGATACGACCTTCGCGCTGCTCCAAGTCGGACGGGCGCCACGGCGCATCGATGTGATGAAGCCCAACAAGTCGTTTTTGAACGTTTGTTCCTGCACCCATCTTAGGTGTAGATCCGAGCAAGAAACGGATAGCACCACTATTGACTGCCTTGAAAAGCTTATCCTTTGCAACAGGTGTGCTGAAATCGTGAATGAATGCGATCTCACGCTCAGGAACACCACGCGCAATCAATTTTGCTTTGATGTCATCATAGACAGAAAAGCCTGCAGCACCTGACGCGCCTGCAATATCAATCAATGAGATAGCTTCGGTTTCTTCCGTGTCGATCTCATTGGCGTTGTTGTAGTCGTCAATCGCGTCTTGATCTAGGTCGCCAATTGAATCACGTGCATCAATCCAGCGTTGGCGTTTAGCATCATCACTCAATGTCTCTTTTGACCACTCAACCGCAACCTGTTTAGATGGCAAGCCGCTGTAAACACTCAGGCCAGTCGCAGCATCATAGATCTTAAAGGACTTATCCTTAGCTTCCTTGACCACGAAGAAAGGTAAATCCTCATACCCTTCAACAGTGTGCATCGTGCCTTTCTTATGGGTGATCGCTCCTTTCTCATCACGCACATAGATACGGCGCTCTTTAGCACCAAAGCCACTACGAGCAGATTGAGGCACGGAAAGATCACAGAATACAAGCTGTGTACCTTTGTCCTTATCCCACTTTTTATATGTCGCAAGCATACGATCAACGGCTAGGTTAATCTTAGATCCTGCGAAATCAGGCGCAGTCGGATCGATTAAGCGATAATCCAGTCCTGCTTTATTTGCTCGACCAGTCAATGACAGGGCATTAACTTTACCTTTAGTCTCTTTGTTCAGGCGTTTTAGGTCGGCAAACTGACCAAGGATAGACTCAGGATCGACATAGATCTTCGGTGACAATGCCTGCTCAACAAGCATGAGGCGTGCATCTTCCTCGGTTTTTGCAGTACCAAGATGCTGCGTTACGACAGCGCCGTCCATGTTTTCAATGATCGCGACATTGAAATACTCACCTTCTTTGGATTTCGTAACCTCGAAGCGATCACCCGCAGCGATATTGAAACCAAACTGCACCTGATTGTCACGAATATCGAGCTCAGGCGTTCCCATGAACGATGCAACGTCAGGCGAGCGCTTCGCCACGATGTTCTGTGGACGACCACCCGCAACCTTAGGCACAGGGAATGCTTTGCCTTGCGCTTCTTCCTGCGCTTTCAGGTCATCCAGCGTTACCGTGTCTGCAAAGGTCTGATACTGCGCCATCAATGCAGGCAGGTTTTTGAACTTCGCAAAGCGTGATGATTGGCGGTATCCCGTACCAGACGGCGACACCTCATAAAGCGACTCCACGCTACCAAACTGCTTCGCCCACGCATCGAATACGTGCAAGCCATCTTTCTTCAAAGATGGATATTGCAGTAGGCGCTGCATATTAAACATTTCAACAAGCGAGTTAGAGACTGGCGTACCCGTTGCGCCTGCAATTGGCGCTTTGTCGCCAAACGTGTTGAACATCCATTGAAGTTTTACAAACAGGTCAAATGCCTTGTCTGAGCCTGACGGATTACCCATGCCAGGCACGCGCTCCATAGTTGAGTTGTAGAACAAGTTTTTAAACTCGTGCAGCTCGTCGATAGCGAAAGCATCCACGCCCAACTCATCAAAGGTCACAACCTTGTCACGTTCACCAAGCGCCTGAATGCGCTGCTTCATACGTGCATCAAGACGTGCTCGGATACCTTCCATATCGCGGATGATATTACGATCCCCGCGTTCGCGTTTTAATTGCTCGATAGCCTCTGCAATCTCTGAGATTTGTTCCTCAAGTACAGCCTTTTCTGTTTCAACGGGTAGGGCAATCTTTTTCAGTGATGAATGCCCAACAATCACAGCGTCCCAATCACCCGTAACAATTTTAGAGAAAAACTTTTCACGGTTGCCCTTTGAAAAATCTTCTGGTGTTGCGGCAAGCACGTTTGCACCAGGATACAAGCGGCTAAACTCGCTACGCCATTGAAGTGTCAAGTGATTAGGCACGGCAATGAACGGCTTACGCGCAATACCTAGACGGCGCATTTCCATAAACAGGGCCACGATCTCGAAGGTCTTACCTGCACCAACGGTATGATCGAGCAAGACTTGACGCGATTGCAGCGCACGCCACACGGCATTTTTTTGGTGCTCAAGCAGGTTGATAGCAGGCGACATGCCTGGGAAGGTCATGTGCGATCCGTCGTACTTGCGCACAACAATGCGGTTCATCTTCTCGTTATAGATGGATGCAACACGGTCTGCGCGGTCTGGATCTGACCATAACCAGCGTTGCCATTCTGCCTTAATCGCGGCTTGTTTCTCGCGTGCTGCTTCGGTTTCCTTCTCAAGCACACGTGTTTCAGTCTTACCATAACCAAGGCTGACCGTTTCCGTTACGACAACGCCTTGACCAGCCATAGTACGAGCAAAGATCGACACGGCAGGCATTTTCGCAATGCCCCACTTACCTAAGTTGAGCGTTGCATCAGGCATACCGCTGGCATTAATTACCCATTGGCCCGTAGCACGAACGTAAGCAACTTTGTGATTTGCACCCGTCAACTCCTTAGCAAACTGCTCATACAGATCGTTCGGGATAAAGCTCGCACCTAGCGCAGCATGGATCTCGCTTGGTAGTTTGTCTGCAGGGATCACTTTTTTCAGCGCATCAACATTGCGCTTGAACTCTGGATTATCCTTCGCAGCCTCTTGAACCTCTGCCAATTTGGTTTTTACATCACCAGACAGGTACTCGTCAGCCATGACGTAGCCGTTGATCGGGTCGTTGAAAACAACGTCGCCAAGCTCTTGGATGATCTCAACCTCAGTCTTGTCGTACAGGCTCGCCATGTACGGTAGATCAAGACGCGCCTTGTAATTCAAGCTCGCCAATAGCGCATCGTTCGCATTGGATACCTTGATATTATCTGCAGGTGGGAACATCACACGGCGATTGAAAATATCAGCCTTAACCGCGCTCGGCGCACGTGCGTCAATTTCTTCACGTGCGGCAACGGCTTTGCTCACACCCTTGTCATAATCAAACTCAAGCGCGAGCAGCAATGCCGACTCGGTATCGTCAAGGAATATACGGCGGTTAGTCTGATCGTTCAGAAAACCATATTGCTTGTTGAAATCATCATACTGACGATTGAGCTCAGTACGATTCGCTTCAATCTGCTCAGTGGTTGTGTCTGCTGATTTTTCTAGGCGCATCTGCTCGCGCAAGGAATCACGCAGGCCGATCATGCCTTTCATACGCTCAGCAGCTTTTGCGTTCGGTGCGGTCCATTCGGTCGCAGTACGGTTGCCCATGGCATCAGGACCACGAACACTGATCGCGCCGTTGTCACCAACAAAGAATGATCCAACCTTCACACCATCTGGCACACTGACATCAGCACCTTCTGGCTCGTGCATACGCTCGATAGGCTGATACATATTTGCAGGAAGATTACTTGCCCAATCAGAAAGCTGGCTATTTAAATCCCCGCTAGGCTCCACGGTGTACTCAGCGGCACGATACATACTACCAGCTGC